TTAATGGTCCTGTAGTTCTGAATCCTAAAGGGTTGAATCTGAAATCAGGAAATCCACTATTCTTGAATCCCATAGTAACACCTCCTTATTGAGCATACCAAGTTCCTTCGTAAAATACATACCATGTAGCTGTATCTACTTCTAGTGCTATTCTTCCGTTAGGTACACCTGTAGTCGGTTTAGTGTCTGATGCTAAGTAAATATCATAACTCTTATCTTCTGTTAATTGTACATATCCTGCCATGTTATCCCTCCAATTCCTTTAATATATCCTTCTTCTTCATTCCTACAGCCGAATTACCTGTTTTTTCTGCGTATAATACTTGTAATTCTTGATAAGATAAATCTTTAAGGTCTTCCTCTACTACTTCGAATAAACTCTTAAGTTTGTTTAAGTCTTCTTGTGTTACTTTTGTTTCATCTATTTCAGCGTAACCATTATCATCAAATTTAAACCAAGGTACAATTCTAACTTTACCTTGTCTTCTAACCCTTTTCTGTACTACCCTTCCAGGTACACTTTTAAATTTCATTTTCCCTCCTAATAAAAAAGGGAATAAGCGATAAGCCTACTCCCTTAATTGGTTTCTAGTCTACTAATGATTTTACTAAATTGACTTGTGTAACTAATACACTTCCTACAGTACCACTATAAACAGTACCATCAGTGTCTGTAATTACAAATGTAACCTTTTGAGTTGCAGGATCTTTAAATCTGTTTGACTCTAAAGGACCTACGATAGCAAATTCACCATCAGCGATATCTTTATCTAAAGCTACTCCACTACCACCGAATCCGTTAGCAGCTACAGTAACTCTCGCTTCTGCTCCACCACCGTTTTCTACTAATAAGTAAATTGCTTCGTCTCTTCTATCGTAAACCATTGTTTGAGATGCAGCACCAGCAGTTTTCGTCCAGTCTACTCCCGCGTTTCGTTCTAATTGAATTGCAGTTAAATCAGCCATTTATTATTTCCTCCTATATTGTATTGTTTAAGCCTATACAGTTGTTTCAGCTGCCGTTGTAATATCCATGTATACGATTTCTTTCGGCTTAATAGTTTTCGCGCCATACACATGCAATCCCTTTACAGCTTCACTAAATGCGTTCTCAGGCATATACTTAGTAGTCTTCATGATTTGCTCAGCATAACCGATAGCTTCTTTAGTTCTCATAGCACAGAATGATTGTGAAATATCTTGTGAAGTTACAGTTACAGGAATGTTATTAGATACATATACCATCATTCCTAGTAATTGAGAATAAGTACCTTTTCTAATCATATCTCCATTGGATTGATTGTCATACACGATATCAGCTAAAACGCCTTTTTCGTATACTTCAGGTGTAATCTCTAAGAACATTTGGTTTTCACCAACGTTTGCTTTCATTAACAATCTCTTAGCTTTCATCATAGTTGAGAAAAACTTTCCTGATGTGAATGCAGTTACTGTTAATGTCTCTTTAGCATCTGAATATTTACTTGCTACAAAAGCTTCAGATAAATCTTTAAGACCGATTACAGCTTTTCTTAAACCTTCTTCTAATAAACCACCTGTAGATTGTTTCTCGTCTACATCGTCTAATTCAAAAGCAAAGTATTTAGCTTGTGTAATCTCTAACATTCTAGATTCGTCTTTAAGTTGTTCAGGTGTAATTGTTGTTGAGTTTGGTACGTAATCACCAATTGTAGGTGTGTTAATTGAGTTGATCTTTACTTTAGAACCTAAACCACTAATCTCACCTGACCAGTTAGTTGTACAGTTCTTTACTAACATGTGTTGCTTATCTAATTCCTTTAAAATCTTCTTTGACCATAATACAGGTATGAAATTTTGTACTCCCATTTGTTACCTCCTATTGTTTAAAGTACCCTGACTTCTCAATAAGATCATAGTTTTTATCAATCCAGTTTGATTGTTCTTTACTGGTCATATTGCCTAATATCTTATCAATCTGTTTAGGTGTCATGTTTTTAGTTGTATTTGTTGGACTTGTATTTAGTTCACCTGAAGATGTTTCTTTATTCTTCATGATTTTCTTTAAAGTAGCTTGCTCTGTTTTCAAAGCAGTTTCTTTAAGTGCGTGTTCTAAATACGCTTGTTCTAATGGTTTACCATTATCGTAAGCATCTAGTACAGCCTGTGGAATGCTACCAGCATCTAAACCTTCGGAAAATAGTCCGGATTCTACTCCTTTTTGATGCCAGTTAACAAAAGACTCTATCTGCTTACCTTTTATGTCAACACTTCCTTGCCCTCTACCTACATATTCTTCAGCTGCTGTTCTTGCATCTTCTTCAGACATGCCTTTCTTCATGTAGTCTTGCATCTTAGTGTTAATATTCATATCGTTTACAAACTTCTGAGGATCATCATAACCTTCTTCTTTCATATAGTTATCCATGAACTTATACAAAGGGTTTGATTCAAACTTTGATAGTTTCTCTTTGTATCTAGGTAAAGCGCCACCCATTTGAGCATCTTCAATTAATTGTTCGATAGATTCATATTGCTTGTCTTTACCGTCAAATTGTACTTTGAATCGTTCTAGGAAAGCTTTGTTAGCTTCGGTATAATCAGGTTCTTCCTCAACTTCTTCGGTTTCTGTTTCTTCCGTTTCATCAACTGGCGTGTCAACTACTTCTTCTGTTACTTCTTCCGATGCTACTTCTTCTACGAAATTTTCATCGTTAAAGAGTTGTAAATTAAATCTGTTAATAGTCATTGGCATATGACTCCTTTCTAGTTGTGTTAATCCTTGGCATAGGATATTATATAAAAAACACCACTACAATTAAGTAATGGCGCTCTAGGCACTCGTTTATGTTCTGTTATAATCTTTTAAACTTGTAACATCTAACTTTGCTATCTTAATAGTTTTACCTAAGTTGTTGGTTTTAATATCCGATGGATAAACATACTTGCCTATCTTAAACTTATGACAAAACCGAATGATTAATTTGTTTTTACCTTTATATTTTGGAATAAACTTTCTGATCAGTATAGATTCTCTTGTTAGTTCTTCAATTAACTTTTGTTCCCATAACTTTGGTATGAAACTTTTAACTGACATCTGTACCTCCTTGGGTATCTATTTTATATAGTTCTCACACTTAATCTTTTAGTTTCCGGATGTATCAAATTTAATTGTTTTAACATTAACATTAAATCTTTTTCATCTACGTATGTGATAACTTCTTTTTCCATTGACATAATATTTTCTCTGTGTTCCACTGCTGTTTTTAAATCAAAAGTTACATCTTTCTTTAACAATTCTTGATACTCTTTGTAATCTATTATTACTTGTGCCATCTGTACCTCCCTTTGGGTATCTAGTATAAACATCCTGGATAAGTTGGAGTTTTAAGTTTCATTTTATCCGTAGGTATCCATCCGTTAACAGTTTTGCATCTAGGACATTTAGTTTCTATATTAGCATTGCAATCATGTTTAAGTAATAGTTTATCACACTTCTTGCATCTTAACTCACGCATTGTACCTCCTCTTGGGTATCAAACCATATACAAAGATATGGCGCTAATCTATATTGATTAGGTGCATCGTATAAATAGATGTACTCTGTTTTGAATCTTGTAATCTTAGCCTTAGGGTACTTAGTTAATATTCTAAGTTTAGCTTGTGCATAAGGATTAATCATATTGTATTCAAGTTCCCCTACTTGTTCATAGAGTTCTTTGACCTCTTCTTTATATCGTTTCATTCTGAACCCCTATTTCAAATTCTATATCCATGTTGCACTTATTACAGTGTATTTTAATAGTTTTGGTATCAGAGGTTTTAGTTTCATCCACCACTTTTAACACTTTGCCACAGCAAGGACATCTCAATTCTCTCATTTTAGCACCTCCACTATCTTTATTTTACTATAATACGAATTAAAAAGCAAATATAGCAATCGTTGTTCGTGTTTATAGTTTAATCCATTCACCTTTCATGCTTCTAAGTGGATTATTTAGGTTTCTTCCAGTATATGCACCACAATTAGGATTAACACATCCATGTTCTTGTCTACATTCGGTTTCATCTGCAGAAAGTTCAACGTTTAATACGTCCATTTCTTTCCCACAATGTTCACATTTCATTATTTACCTCCTATCAAATTTCTGACAAATTCTTTCTGTTCTTCAGGAGACATTTGTGCTACTTCTTGTTGTTGTTCAGGTGGTAATGTAGGTATAAACATCTGAATAAACTGTTGTAATAATTGATCGTCTTCTGCATCATCTAATAAACCTTGTTGGTCCTTAACCGAATTATCAGGTAATCTTTCGATATATTGCACAGGATCTGAGATAATACGTCTATCCCACATATCATTAAGCAATTGGAATGATGTTATTTCACTCCATTGAGTCGAAGGTCCTACATCTGTTGCAGTATTCATGAACACATCAGCAAACTCAGTACCTACAAATTGAACTACTTGTTCTTCACCTTGTGCTTCTTCATCTTTAAATGCTCTTGTCATATTATACTTAGTCTTATAGAAAGCTAACCATATCAAAGCTACGTCTTCTACATACTTAAACAATCTACGTCTATATGTTTCAATAGGTACATTAGCTTGTTTGATTTGAGTTAATAAAGCTGCAGCGTTTTCAGGTCTAGCAGCACCTTGAATATTTTGGTTAACTCCTGCTAAGTTCTGAGTACGTTCTATTGCATCGTTAATACTTTTATCCACATCACCTGTTAATGCTGTAGGTTGTTTGTATTCCATTGCAGTACTTACATTTGTTCCAGGTGGTAATTTAACTTTATTTATACTACCAATTGCGTTACTAAAAGATCCTATTACATTCTCATTGATAATAACTTTAGGTATTGCCATCAACTTAGCGTGTAAGTGTCTGATATTAACCTGTGAGTTAGCTATCTTCTGATTCTCCAGGTATCTAGTCATTTCTGCTTCACCATAGATAAAAGACTTTCTAGGCTTGTATGGATATATTGCTAATGGGTATAAAGGTAAATCAATATCCTTCCATTCTTCAATAGTGATTTCTTTAGTAGTCTCAGACTTCCACATTTCATCACCACGTTTTTCAAAGTTGATAACAAGTGTTGCTAACTTACCTTTGTTTGTGTTGTCTTGTTCTGTGTCAGACTTCTCGAATGCTCTGTAAGTGATTTCCTGTTCATCAGCTGTAATCATTTCTATTTGATCTTCAGATACACCTTTACTTTTAGCGTATTCTCTTAACTCTTGGACCGTCATATCAATTGTAATCTTGTTCCACGGTTGCTTTTGTACATCTACTTGTGCTGGATTAGCAACATATAAGTTGATAGAGTCTACTAACTGACCGTTAATATCTCCCTTTACAACAAACTTATTGCCTGATTCAATCTTATCATCCCAATACCAGTAAGATACTCCTAGTCCTTGAATACTAGCATCATATACTAGCTGTTCGTTCATAGCATCCATCTTCAGACGTTCCCAGTTCTTTTTATCAGCCATATTAAATACTTTTACAGCCTTTTGTACTGTTTCATCGTCTTCATCGATACCATCAGCACTTCTAAGTATACCTAATTCGTTTGCTAATATAGATGCATTCTTAATGCTATTAGTTTGACCTATGAAGTTGTATGTAGCTTTAGTTAAGTTCTTACTGTTCTCTCCATCATGTTGAATACCTATATCAAACTTTTCATTCTCTCTAGCAATTGTGTATAAAGTATTAGCTGTCTTAAAGTTTCTAGCATCTGTCAGTTTCTTATATTCTGCTATTGGATCAACATCTTTCTTCTTTTCTTCGTTATATCCTTCATTTTTTGGCACGTTACACCTCCCTATAAGTTGTTAAACTCTTTCTCATATTGGTCTATAGCTTCTTGTTGTTTCCTCGCAGCTTCTTCAGCTATTTCTACTAATCGTTTACTATCCTCTTTATTTGCTACTCTATTAATAACTATTTTACCATCTGATAAGGCATAACCTAAAGCAAATGATACAATCATTAATACAATTACGTTTAATATTAACATTTTACCTCCTTAAAATACATCGCCACATAAAGTGGAATCATCTCGTTTTCTAGTTGTACTGAAGAATGAATCTTTAGCCATTGGTCTACTAGCTGGTGTTACTTCTCCATAATAATATATCATTTGTGATAACGCTTGTGACATTGCATCTACATCATCATCATGTGTACCATTAGGGAAAGCATACCATTCTTGTAACATTGGACCTGTAAAGGCTTTATTTCTCGGTAGTTTAACATTTGATACTAAGTAAGGTAATATAGATTGTACTCTTGATTCCTTACCACCTAAAGGATTAACCGGTATTATTCCAGTTAACTCTTTGCTCAGCACATTTACAATTGCAGAACCATTGGCTTTATCTTCTATGAATATCATACCAATCATAGGATATTGTGCTTTGAAGTTTCTAATAGCTTGTAACGTTGCTAAGAAGTCCATACGTGCATTTATCTTGTCTATTAAGTAAAATGTATTACGAAGCTTACCCCACACTTGTATAGATACCTTATCACTTTTAGAAGTATCTTTAAATGTTGCATCAACACTCATTACTATATTAGGTATCTTGTCTAAGAATTGTGGAGTAGGTACATACCATGCTTCATCGTTCTCAAACCATTCTTTCTTAATCATATTACCTTCAGCGCTAACAGGTCTACCTTGATACAATGCGTTAAAGTCTTCCGGATATCTCTTTCTGACTTCTATAAAATCTAATCCATATCTTTCGGGCCATAGAGGTTCTCCTGGTGTTCTACCTAGTATATCGTTTTCTTCTGCTTCTAGCGGTAAGTTTATTACATTCCAAGGCAATGGCTTACCATATTCAGGATTTAATAGTCTTCCTGCTAAATCGTCTTCATGCCATCTAGTCATAATGAGTATGTATATTGCAGGTGGTTCCATTCTAGTTGAAAACGAACTTACCCACTCTTTCCACACTTTATCTCTATATACTTCGGATCTAGATTCTTCGGCTGTTTTAATAGGATCATCTATAATAAATAAGTTTGCACCTTTACCAGTAATACCACCAGTAATACCAGCTTTAATGCATTGTGATTTGTTTTCATACCATACTCTATCTTGATTTTCTGTAGTTATGCTAGTATCGAACACGTTGTATTCTTTTGTCTTTGTTGAATTTTCTTTAGAAAAGTCATTTGACAATGTGCTAGAGTATGCAGCTAATACAACTTTTATCTTTGGGTACTTACCCATTACATAAGATGGTAGAGTTTCAGTAATATGCATAGATTTACCATGACGAGGTGGCATTGATAACATAAGGTATTGTGTTTCTTGTGGTATATCGCCTCTTATCATCGCTTCACGCTTATCTAATATTTCTTGTATCTTATTGCATATAAACTCACCATGCTTGTTATACACGTAATCATCATGAGTATACTTTACGTATGAATAGTAATCATTCTTAGCATCAGCTTTGCGTTCCTCTTCTAATAGTCTTAAAAGTTCTATTTCTTCTTTATCGGTTAACATTTAATCACCTACTCAGTTTTACCATATTGTTTCATGCAAAAACTATTTAAACGTTTGTTTTCTTGTTCCAACACTTTTATTCTGTTTTCAAGTTCGGTTACTTCCTTTTGATTAGTAAAAGAACTTGTAGATTGGTATTCATACATATAAGAATATTCTTCTATTTCTAAAACTTTTTCAGCTTTAGCTTTATCTGATGTTATATATAGTATATTGTCCTCTCCACAATCATTGTGTTCTTTAATTAAATATATTTTTTCCATAAAGTCTCCCACCTGTGGAGCAACCGCACTAAACCATTGCAATTGCTTACTTCTTATTTTTCTCTAATAACTCTTTTATTCGTGCTTTTCTCTCTTCTGTTGTCAATACTTCTTCATTTATATTGTGATTAACGTTGTTTGACTCTATTTCTTGCTTATCAGTCCAATCAAAGTTCTTTAATTTGAATATTTTAACTGCTGGTGCTTCATCTGCATTCTCTGTATAATACTCGATCATATCCTTTGCTCTTTTTATAGCGTTACTTAATTCTACATCTTCTAACCGTTCATATTGCATCAAAGTTTTCCTACTTGTTTGCAGGTGCAATGCTAATCCTGTTATAGAAGGAGTCTCTGCAAATCCTGTTACATGCTCGCCTTTATAATCT